ATACCTATCCAGAACAGTATTCTTAACTGCCTTGATTGGGTTTTCGGGTCTTTCTATGGTTTGTGATACCGCTTTACCCTTTTTGACAAACTCACCATAACGAGTTTGAACATTTGGAACCACTTCACATAATCTACCCAAATCACCTTGAAGTTCTGCAATCGCACCAATTAATTCCTCAGGATCTCCATAATCAAAGTCACCATATTTCTCACCCAAAGATCCAATAAATTCAGCTTGTTCTATAATATCACCAATCAAATCATTACCAGACGCAATAAATGATTGAAACTCTGTTGATAGCGATGGGATTGCATTCTCTAATGCCGCAACAGGGTCGTCAAGCATTCCTTTGAGGTTTTGCAGGTCTTGTTGGATTTGAACTGCGACAGCCAGCTCTGCATAACCTGGAATCGAAGCGACTCCCTGTGGCAAAGCAGCAATAGTATTTTCAACGATACTAACTGTGTTGTTAATACCGTCAACTAACTTACCAACTGATTCTGCTGGTCCACAACTCATTTCTTATCCTCCTAGTTAAGCGATATGCCACTTGATCCATCAATATCGACGGTCGTGCCATCAATATCGACTGTTGCACCTGCATCAATTTTAATATTGGCTTCACCGCCTGCCAGAACATCAACGCCAGTCGCACCATCAACTGTAGCTTTTCCTGATGCATCAACTCCAAATGTCGTTGTCGTAATTTTTGTATCAGTAATTGAACCAATATATGCATTACCTGCTGACAACGAAATATTAGAAGTAGAACCTGCAGCAAGGTTAATGTCCTTGAGTGTTGTAATATCAGCTGAACCTAAACTACTGAACAGCTTGAATCCAGCAACAGTAGAGATAACATTCCTGCCACCAATGTTCTCGTTTTTATTACTTGCGATTTGAGTCTCAGATTTACCCTTGACAACGAGGTTATCAGTCCCAGCTGGAACGCCACCAACAAATGGTATGGTAACATCTGGATCTTGACTTTGACAACCAATAACAGTAAACCGAGAGCCATCAACACTTAGTTTCTGATCAGAGATAACTTCAGTAACATCATTACCAACGATTTTCGTAAATCTGCCGCCACGGATCGTTGTGTAACAATCGCCACCGATATCCTCGATTTTATTACCATCGACCTTCATATTGACATCACCCTTGACTGACATAGTTAGATTTCCATCCACATAAAGGGTTTTATCTTTATAAACAATTTCGAAGTCATCACCAACGATCTTTTGAACGTGGTCACCATTATCGTGATATTCCTCGAATGAACCTGAAGTATGATAATTTAGAATACGTTTATTGTCAGGTGTATCATCGACTTCAAATACATGACCGCATTCTGTTTCTCGCACTTTATTATATGGATATTCTGAAACAGATTTTTTAACACCTTGTGGATCTGGCTCATCCCAGCGCGGAACATCATCTTCAGTTTCACTCTTATTACTAACAGTCGGTGCAGTATCTAAAACGCCAGCGAAATTATCTGGTCTTGCCATTGGCACACCAGTAATTCTGGTATCTCTTCTCAATCCGAGAGAAATATGATTTTCAGCAACATCGCCACCCCTAGCAAGACGAGATAATGAAGACTCATCAATAAAATCTTCTTTTGGGTAAACACCTTTTGGGTCATAGAACCCTGCTTGTGTGTTTGGTAGTAAAGTATCAACTCCACCAAGAGAACCCATAATAATGGGCATCTGTTCGTTTTCACCGTCTGAGAAAAACCCAACAACAGTTGAGCCTGTAACAAGACCAGTTCCGTCGTGGCCAACACCAGAAACTGCTGCTGATCCAACAGGTTGAACTGTCATCGCCCATGGTAGATCTTCTGTTTCAAGAACAGACTTATCGCCTGTATGATAACCTTGAATACGAACGCGATATCGACCAATTTTCATTGGGTCATCACGATCCTCAACTACGCCGATCCACCATGTAAAGTTACCGTATATCATATTATTCTCCCAAGCTATCCCGCATCAAACGTAACACCATATCGTGCTTCCCGTTTGAGACTGTATGTCTGATAGCAGTAATCATGTATAAACCTGAAACGAATGGATCTTCAAGGTCTTGTATATCTGGTTCAGAGCTCTTGTCGTCTGTCTTCGGGAATACTAACCGAACTAACAAACCTAAATCAACATCTGTTTTTCCTGGAACTGTAATTTCTATCGCACTATTATCAATTTCTGCCATTGAGAAATTTCGTATCAATTGATTTCTTATTTGCTGGACGCCACGGCTATATGACGAACCGAACAAAGAAGTTGCCATCGGAGTAAACGATCTATGAGACAAAGGTTCAGCTCTATGATCATCACCGATTGTGTTATATTTACCAATAGTTTCGAAATCGTCGAAAAATTCTTCTATGTATTTTCTATCTTCAGCAGCTGCTTCTGTTGCGCTTGGACTATTATTATATTTCATTGTCAGTAATGATTTTGTAACAAAGTCATATGAGAAAATAGAGGTTGCATGAAACCCCTTGAAGTTGTTGAGTATTAGACTTTTATACTTCGGATAAGCCATAGACTTGATTGTATGATAACGACTATTCAAATACTTACTTTGATATTTGTAGCTCTTATCTCGCAAATCATCATAGATAGGGGTTTCTTGACTTTCAATCTTAGTATATTCATCGTAAATCGAGCTCGCATCTTTTTGCTTTTTGATTAGTGTCTCGAGAGAACCAAAGTAATATCCTGCTGCCCTCTCGAAGAAAAGAACATTAGTTTTATTAGTTGATGCGTGTCGGCTTCTACTCGCTAAGAAGTTTAAACATTTAAAGGGAGACCAGTAATTTGCTAAAAACTCAAAATTGTTAGTCGAGAAAGGTCTGTCAGGAATTTCGATGGGAGTTTTGCCTGCACTTGTTCCGTCTTCTCCAAGAACCATAGTTTCAGCGAGGTTACTATAAATTAATTCAGCAAGATTATCAGTTCCACCTTTAAATTTTTGATTTAATCTAAGCGTTGTATCTACATAACCTTCTGCAGTTATACATTCTAACGTATATCTTTGTTCTCTATCTCTCATCAAAGATCTATTCGAAATTGTGTGGATAACGAATGTTCTATAAAATGATGTATCAATATTCGGAGTTTTAAATTTTACTGTTAAAAATTCTTGACCGTTAATTGGAATTGATGTGATCAAACCCGTCGCATCAGTTATGTAAAAATTTGCGGTAATAGAGTTTACATCTACTGCGTGATATACATCGAAACCCATCAAGAAGTTTCTAATGTCTGTTGTCCCAGAAATTTTCGAAGTGATATATGCTTCTTCGATTCTGACATCACCTGCTGACACATTAATTTCGTCTGCCATACTATCGCCTAATTTTGTTGCTAAATTCTTTTACAAAATCTTGAATTCGATTTTTGTTAACAACCTGTATATCTTGTCTGTTATCGTTTAAAAGTGTTTCGTGTTCAAGATTAGTAACTGGAATTATTTCTCCTGCTGCTAGTCTAGCACTATCATATTCAACGCAAATTTCTACTCTTTCAGGAAGAACCCAATGATGAACAGTATCCAAAAAATCTCCGCCGTATTTTTCTGTCGTATATTTTTCTAAAACTTCTGCAGATAAATACCATTCATTGTATGGGTCGATAATGTTATTTACTAAAAGAATCGTCCAGTAAAGTTTTTGGTCACCATATAATTTATACGCCACATCTTCTGGTTGTTCACCATCTTGAATTGTGTAATATTCTATGTCAAAGCTATTAATATTTTCTGAGACAACAGAAACTCTTCTGAAAATATCTTTGACAGTCACAACTTTGTTGTCTGAAATGTAACCAAGGTTTGGGAAATCTTTAAACATTAGTATCCAACTCCTGTTCCGTTTGTCAACTGTCCATCTTGACCTTTTGTAAGCAGAGAAATTTCTCTAAACTGCATTGCGAGGGTAATTTCTGAAGGCTTGCCTTCAGTTCCTCTGAATGTCGTGAACACACCTTCTGAACCATAATCAACTGTCATATCGGTTAATACTGATGTAGCAATTTTATTCACAAACGCATTTCTCGAGCCTTTGTATCTATACTCAATATCAAAGATTGATGGGAATGTAAAGAAAGCTCCATCATTTGCTTTAGTTGGGTGCATATGGAATTTAAATAAGTTAATAATAGACATCACAGAATCAAACTCAGAGCTATTTCTTGGTGCAAATTTGTATTGAAATGCGAAAGATCTAAAATTCATAGTTTTAAAGATTTGTTCTTGGAATGGATTTCTAACCTTTTTACTCGCTGCTCTAGCAAGACCACTTAGGTTTACATCACCCAAGCCAAGCTCTTTCGGAAGGGTAGCTGCATCGACCAATCCTCTTGCGACAAGTTCTTGCAAATTACCATTAGCCGCCTCTGTCATAACTGATTGAATAGTTCCCTGACCAGCAGAAGTTGTCAAAGTTCCAAGTAATGCGCCAATACTTTCGTTTTCATATTCTGCTGTATATTTTGCTTGAGGAGATTGAGCTACATGTAATGAAATAGAACTTGTTATCCTTTTAGCAGGAGCAGATTTAATTGACGTGGCATCTGTTGATATCAGTTTATCGACCGCTAATGCACCTGCACCAGTTCCCACTAGCCTACCTACTAAGTCACCCACTTTTTCACCTACCGCACCGCCTGCTAAAGCACCGACAAATGCTGCACCAATTCTTAAATTTTCACTGACATTTTGAGCATTTTCAGCTGTAATTCCGTTACCTGCTCTTGCTGTTGGAGAACCAATTGTATCATTAATGATATTATTTTCTGCAGCAATTTTTTGAACATCTCCACCTGGAACGTATTCGCTTATGAAAAAGTTTACACTATGTGGCTGTTCAGATGTATCTAAGTTATTTGGATATCTGTAAACTTTTGCTGTTTTTTTAGCAAGTATTTTTGCTTCGGCAGCAGCCTTTCTGTTATCAACAGGTCCAAAAACTTCTTGCGTTGCACTGGTGTTTGATGGGTTAGTTGTTTCTGTCTGAGACATGCGCTTCTCTATAAATAGTTTTTTATCATTTAAGTTATTTATAATGCCTTATTCAAAGAAACTTCATCAGGGTCGGTTTAAACCAAGAAATCCTAAAAAATATCGGGGTGATGTAACAAACATTATTTATCGTTCATCATATGAGCTAAAATTTATGAATTGGTGCGATCTCAACGATCATATCGTAGAATGGGGTTCTGAAGAAATAGCCATACCATATCGTTCTCCTCTCGACGGAAGAATGCATAGATACTTCCCTGACTTTTATATGAAACTTAATAATAAGAAGTATCTCATCGAAATAAAGCCAGAGAGATTTACTAAAGAGCCGAATATACCAAAACGTAAGACCAAACGCTTTATTGAAGAAGTTAAGCAATATGGCACCAATATCGCAAAGTGGGAAAGTGCAACTGAGTTTTGTCTTGATCAGGGCTGGGAATTTAAGATAATAACAGAGAAAGAATTAGGGATTTCGTATAAATAGGGTTATGGCTAATCCTTTTGAACAAATACGAGCAAACTCTAACGACCAGCGTCGATCTATGAACTGGTATCAGAATCAAGTCAGGCAATTAGCGAGTAACATTAACTCACCTGCGCAGGCTATGCGTTCAGATATGTTCGAGACAGCGGGAAATATTGAAATTGGTAGTATGTATCTCTACAGATACGATCCAAAAATGAAAAAGAAACTTCCATATTACGATACATTCCCTCTAGTATTACCATATGAAACTGCTACTGGCGGCTTTTATGGATTAAACCTTCATTATCTTCCATACCTCTTAAGAGCGAAAGTTCTTGGAGAGCTTATTGAAACTGCTAATGATAGAACCATTGGCGCAGATACTAAAATGAGATATAACTGGTCATTGTTAAAAAGTGTCGGAAATGAAGTCCGACCTTGTGTAAAACGATATCTCGTCAGCAACGTTGTAACACAATTTTACAAAGTAAATCCTGAAGACTGGAAAGCAGCAATTTTTCTACCGATTGAAAACTTCCAAGGCGCGACTAAAGATAAGGTCTTCAGAGACTCAAGGAAAATGATCTAATGGCTAAATCCACCTTTCAACTAAACGATTTTCTCTCTAATGTAAGAAGCAAAGACCTCGCGAGAGCTAGTAGGTTTGAAATCGTAATGAGCAGTGCTTCTAACAGGGGAAGTAACAGAGAAATCTCATTACTTTGTGAAGAAGCTGCGATTCCTGGACTTATTTCTACCTTCGCTCCAACTAAGATTGGCAACTGGACTGAATACCGTGCGCAGGGTGTTGAGTTTTTTGGCGACAACGCGACATTGACTTTCTATTGTAACACAGACTGGAATGTAAGAGAATACTTTGAAGCGTGGATGGGAACAACAGCTGACATACGGTCAAAAGAAGTTGGTTTCTATGATGACTATACTGGAGAAATTGACATCTACACGTTAGATAGAAATGACAGACGAACTGGGAAGTGGCAACTGAAAGAAGCGTGGCCAAGGCTACTAAACTTAACACCAGTGAGCCAAGCGTCAGATGCGCCAGTTCGCGTAACTATGACATTTACATACCGATATTGGACTTCTGATACATTAGATAATAGTCCGATTGGTAACATTAAGAGATTTGTAAACCTTTTCAAGGATGGCGATTCATCAGGAATCGCTGAGTCTTTAGGATTTTAATTATTAAGTGAGAAAAAGTATGGCATTACCGCAAATTGATGTTCCAACATTCAAGATGAAAATTGATTCGTTGGGAAAAAATTATAAGTTCCGACCCTTCCTTGTAAAAGAAGAAAAGATCTTAGTTATGGCAAGTGAGTCTAGTGATAAATCTGATATGCTTCATGCAGCTCAACAAGTTATCACTAATTGCTCATATGGAAAAATTGATGGCGAAAAACTCCCAATGTTTGAAGTTCAAAAAGTATTTTTGACACTTCGTTCGCAATCAATCGGGAATATTATTGAACTCTCAGCCAAATGTGGCGAATGTGAAAGTTCTAATGAAGTTTTCCTTGATATCGATGAAGTAGACATTGTAAAAGATGAAGAACATACTAATCGAGTTGAGTTAAACAAAGATATTATAATTGAGATGAAGTATCCAAGCGTTGACGAGGTTGCTTCATTGGCTAGAGCAGAAGAAGAAACTGACATCTATATTGTTGCGGCAAACTCTATTGATAAAATTTTTACTTCTGAGGAAACTATCGATTTTCAAACTAGCCCACCAGATGAAAGAATTGAATGGATCGAAAACCTTTCACCAGAACAATTCGGCAAGGTTAAAACTTTTTTTGAAACAATGCCGCAATTATATCATACGATTAATTTTAGCTGTAAGGAATGTAAGAAGGACAATTATCTTGTGATTGACGGTTACGAAAATTTTTTCGTATAACTCTCTCCCATGAATCTCTAATGAACCTGTATAAGACAAACTTTTTATTAATGCAGGAACATAGTTATTCGTTATCAGACTTAGAAAATATGATACCGTGGGAGAGAGAAGTCTATGTCAGTATGCTAATTGAACATCTTAAGAAAAAAACAGAAGAAGCAAAGAAGAGATAAAAAATGGCATTACCATTATTAGCATTAGGTGGCGCAGCTGCAAGAGCAGGGCTTGGCGCAATAGCAAGAACAACTGGGGCAGTAGCAGCAAGAACTGGTGGTGCCATGCGCGCTGGAGCAGCTGGTGGTGTCGGCGGTGGTGCTGCGGCAATCGGTTTTTCAGATGTGGTAAAAACTGGGGCGGAACAATCTCCTGCAAATAATGTGGTCAACTTTAAAGCAGCAAATAACGCTGTCGGTAGAGCTGGAAGGTCGAGCGGTGGCGCGGCTGCTCCTATCACACCAACTGTAGCATCGACCTCATCAATGTCTGGTGATATTGCAGCAGCTTCTGAGCTTTCAATGGAAGAACTTGCCAATCAAACTAAAGTGTTGAAAACTATTGAAAAGAACACTCAGAAAACAGCTAAAAATACTACAGTTCCACCTTCTGCTGGAGGACAAGCAACACCGCCGCCAAGCGAAGAAGAAATCAAAGAGAGATTAGATGGGGAAGATGATTCAAAATTAGCTAAACTTATCGGAGGTCTCGAAAAAGGTATTACTAGTGGTCTTGGCTCAGCTATCTTAGCTTTGGGTGCCGCTATCGCTGTAACCAGAGAACCAACCCCGAAAGAAACTAGAGCAGACACAGACCTTAAAAAACTAGCAGGTGGCGGTGAAGAGTTAGATGGTGTAGCTGGAGTATTACAAAATAGAGAAGGCGCGCAATCTTTAGCCAAATTTACAGAGATAGATCGTTATCGATTCAAAAATGATGGAACTGTAGGCGAAGCTGAACAAGAAGCCAATAAGAAAAAGAAATCTCAGATTATGGCAATGATTGGCCAAGGCGGAGACCCTGCTGATTCTCAAAAACTGGAAACTGCATTTAGAGAAGGTAATGTTCAAGATATCCAAGCTATTGAAGACAAATATCGTGAAGCTGGAGCAACGGCTTCAGATGCGTATCAATTCAGAGCAGCAGATACAAAAAAGTTCGAGTTTACTGCTGCGATGCAAGTTGCTAAAAGAGAAGGGATTAGAACTCCTGGTCTTTTTGCAAGCGATGAAGAAAAGCAAAAATTTAGAGATGATATGTTGGCAAAACAAAACGAGTTTGCTGGCAGATATTCAGAAGCTATCGGTGGCGTTGGTGCAAATAACTTTGACAGAAGAGAAGCACTCCTCGGTGACACCAATTTCATAGGGGCTGGTGGCGGTCGATTAGACGATGTAATTATGTCTCAATTCGATGAAGAAAAAAGAGGATCGATGTTTGGTAGAAGCGAAGAAGAAGGTAAAGCATTCGATAATATCAAAGCTGAACTTGAAGGTTACAGAAAATCTCTAAAATCTTCTGGTTTGGGAGAACGAGAAGTCAATAACAAAGTTGCTGATGAGATTAAAAAGCTCGAGGGAATGTCTGCTAATAAGATGCTAGAATATACAGCACCGCCTCAAGTTTCAGGAGAAAAGTTACAAGGCGCGCAAACTTCAGCTAATGAAGCTGCCGATATGAAGGCAGCAAGACAAAGCGCACCTGCTCCTACCCCACAAACTCCTGCTGCTTCCCAAGCTGGTGGCGAGAAAGATACTATAACAACAGGGATTTCAGTTAATAACAAAGCGCATGATGATACAGCTAAAGAACTTAAAAGGCTCGGAAGTTTCTTTTCGTTTGGATTTTAATTAAAAAAAGGGGAGCCGAAGCTCCCCTTCCATCATCCATAGGAGAATGATTCTTAGTCTTCTTCAGCCAACTTAGCGAAGTAAGACAAAGTGTCATCTTCACTATCGTCACTTGAAACTACTGAAACAGGTGTCTTAGCTTCCTGAACAAAGATTTGGTCTTCAACGTCACCAGTTTGTTCGGCGACTTTCTCAGCAGTAGTTACTTTCGAACCACCTTGAAGAACCATATCCAGTTTAGCTTTCAAATCTTCATAAGACTTGAAGTTGTCAGGGCTTACCAACTCAGCGAGTGAGTGTTGCTTGCCCCAGATTGCTTCAATGTCTTCATCAGATTCAGCAACAGGAGTAGGGGTTGATTCAAACTCAGACTTGTCATAGTTGCGATATCCATCGACCTGACGTGCCTTCAGTTTAAAGTTTACACCTTCCCAGAAATCAAATGGATTTACTGGTGATTCATCTTCGAACTGAGGTTGCATAACATCCTTCAGTTTGTCAAAGATTTTCTTACCGAACTTGTAAAGCATCACTTGACCCTCGTTCTGAGGATTAGCTGAGTCTTTTACAACAAGAACATTAGCGTAGTATGACAAACGGCGTTTTTGCTTGCGAGCAATATCTTTGTTTGCATCAGTGCCACTGTTCCAAAGTTCACTGTTCAACTCGGAAACAGGATCCTGTTGGTTCAGCGTAGTAAGTGAGTTTTCAATATACCACTTACCAGTTGGACCTTGGAAACCATGATTGAACATGCGAACCCATGGGAGTTCCTCGCCTTTCGGTGCAGGCAAGAAACGCAAGACAGCGTAACCGTTACCAGCGGAATCTACTGAGAGTTTCCACTCGTTACCGTCATCTTTCTTGTAGTTATTTTGGGGGGAATCAATTTTTTCGACTTCTTTCATTAGATTATCGAAAGAGCCTCTTGCTTTGCGCAAGTCAGATAGTGAATTAAACGACATATTTTTTCTCCGTATAAGCGTTGTCTTCGATGTATGTTTGTTC